GCTGAAGAAGTTACAGAAGAAATTTCTGTTGATGAAAACTCAACAGAGAAGTTAGAAGCCATAGTAGAAGAAGTGGTAGAGAAAGCAACAAAGGCTCTCAAATCAGAGATTGCCAACCTTGTATCCGCAAAAGAGGCGGCTGAGGTTAGAGCAATGAGTTTGGAAACTGAGTTGGCAACCGCAAAATCTTTGGCTCTAGGTGGTGGCCCTAAGCGAACAGTAAGCCCAATAGATGTAAAAACAACTAATGATCTACTGACTAAGGCCGCTGTTTACAAAGAAAAAGCAAAAGCAACAACAGACATAACACTTGCTAAGGGTTACAAAATACTTGCAGATGAATTTATTGCAGAGTATGAAAAAACTCTTACTAAGTAATCCAACCTAATCTCTGAAAGGAAACACAAATGGCACTAACGCCTCCAAAGGCCGCCGATTTATTCAGTGATGCAACCCCTAAAGAAGCCGCAGAACGCTTTGAAGAATACTCTCTTGAATTAAACAAGAGTCTTTCAAACGCTTCTCACACACCAGGACAAGCACCAACTGTAGATGCAATCACAACACTAGAAGCACTAGCGGCTAACAAGTCACTATCAGGTGACGCTATGAACGGTTTGAATACTGCTCTAGCGGCTCAGCGCATGGCAATGCAGGACATTCAGAAGGAAATCACACTTACTAATCCTTTGTCATCATCATTTGCCGCGTTTGACCTTGAAGCACCTTCTAAGTTGCTTACACCACGCCCAACACCACTCCGCAACCGTATCCCACGCAAAAAAGGCGTTGGTACTTCTCACCGCGTAAAGCGCGTACTTGGTTACACAGGTACAGGTACAGGTGGACAAGGACAGATTTGGCCTGGTATTTCTGAAAACACACAGAATAACTTTGCAGGTGGCGGTTCAACTCCACTTGAGTTAATCCGTGGCCCTCAGATTTCATACACCGCAGATGACTTAATTCTGCCTTACAACTCATACTCACTATCTGATCAGGTTTCATTTGATGCAAACTTCTCAGGTATGGGTTACCAGGATCTCCGCCAACTATCATCAACTTCAACTCTATACGCAACAATGCTTATGGAAGAACGCATGATGCTAATGGCTCGCGGTACTGCTTCAGGTTACTCAGGAGCGATTGCCGCCCCTACAGGACTTACAGCATCATCACCAGCGGCTTCAGGTACACAGACTGCACTTGCATCAGGCACTTACTATGTTTACATCACCGCAGACGCAGGTATTTCTGCTAACGGTTTTGGTGAGTCAATTGTTTCAGCCGTTGCATCAGAAACAGTTAATACAGGTGATGTTCTAGTTGTTTCCTTTACAGGTTCAGTTGGCGCACTTGGTTACAATGTGTATGTTGGAACTGCATCAGGAACAGCAAATGCTAAGTTGGTAGGAACAGTTAAGGGTGCATTATCTGTAACAGTACAGGGTGCTTCTGCAACTAACCTTCCTGCAAACAACTTTGCGTTTTCTACAACAGGAGCAGCCGCATCACGCGCTAACGCAGATACATCTGCTTATGCAACTGGTTATGACGGAATTCTTCCTACAGTTCTAGGGCCTAACACTGGCTTTAACAACGCAATCAATGCGGCGTTCTCAACTGCTAACCCAGGTGTAGAATTCCAAACTGTTTTTGCTAATCTCTATCAGAATGTAAAGGCTGATCCTGACATTGTTCTTATGAACGGTAATGATCGTAAGCAACTATCTGATGCAATCAAGAATGGTTCAACTGCTAACTACCGTTTGGTAATTAACAACCCAGGCGAGAATGGCACAACATACGGTTCAATCGTGACAGGACTTCAGAATGAAGTTACTGGTAAGGCCGTGGATCTTATGGTTCACCCCTGGTTAAACTCAGGTGTTGCACCTGTTCTTTCATGGACACTGCCAATTCCTGATACACAGGTATCTGATGTATGGGCGAACTTCTTGGTACAGGACTACATGGGTATCCAATGGCCTGTAACTCAGTTCACTTATGACTTCTCAACATACTTCCGCGGAACATTCTTCTGCACCGCTCCTGCATGGAACGGCGCAGTTTCAGGAATTCAGACTGCGTAATGTGTTTAGAATGTGGTTGTAACCAGCCAACAAATAGTCATGGTGGAGGTCAGATTGTATTACCTGACGGCACTCCATCACACATGACTACGGCTGAAATAATCACAGATAAATAATTAAATAATGAAAGGAGGGGTGCGGTGTAAAAGCCGCACCCTTTTCCAATTAACTAGGAGGCGCAATGGCAAGATGGGTAGCACCTGACAGGGGCGTAAAAGAAACTGTTATTGGCGGTAAAAGTTACTTTACAGATCGCCAGGGTATTTACAATGTAGAAAACAAGGCACATCAGAAAGCAATGAAGGCTGAAGGTTTTTTTGAAGCATCACTTAATCCTATTTCTAGTGATGACCGCAAGCGTGGTTTTACTTGCGTAGAATGTGGCTTTGAGGGTTGGTTTCGCAAATGTGGGCGTTGCGGATACCAGTCACAAGACATACCGCGAGATGGAGAATAAAAAATGGCTGTAGGTATCACGCCCGACATTAGTGGTGAAAACCCATACATTAGTGTGGCTGAATACAAAAACGCACCAACGGCAATTAACTTTGACATGTTAGTTGTAGGAGGTAACGCGGCGGCTCAAGACGCAGAACTTGCAGAAGTTATTTTGCGCGCTTCTTCATACATGAATGAATACCTCAATCAAAATTTAGTGGCAACTCAGTACACGGAAACGCAACGCATACGCTATTCAGCATCAGGCGGGTACTACGCGCTTCACCCTTACAACGCGCCTATTGTTTCTTTGTCTGCATTTTATTATGGGGCTAACCCAAATCAATTAAATGAATTACAAGATTGCTCAACAGCATGGTTTGAAGGCCAACAAATTATTATCCCTGGCAATCAAATTGGGTGGAATTACACTTCTCAAGGCCCGCTTCAATTTGGTGGTTCTATCGGTCAGAGCAATTGGACATTTACTAAGTACACATACATTGCAGGTTATGCCAATACAGAAATTGCAATGGCTACTCTTGCAGGAGATAGCACTTTAACTGTAACCAGTGGAGTAGGCATTTTGCCAGGTGAGCAATACCGCATTTTTGACGGTCAAAGAACTGAACGCGTAACGGTGGCAAGCACTTACACATACGGATCAACTACAGTTCCTTTAGTTTCTCCTATGTTATTTGCTCATGGCGTAGGCGCAACATTTAGCAACATGCCAACTGTTCTCAAGCAAGCATGTATTTTAATTACAAGCGCTTTTATTAAAATGCGTGGTGATGATTCAACTACTATGGCTTACACAACTTCACCCGCGGGCAACATTCCTGGTTCTGTTCGCTATGGAAGTGACATAGCCGTTGCCCTAGACATGGTAAACAAGTACCGCAGGATCAGATAATGACTGCCGTACCTACGCTCACAGGCCGCAACGCGGTACGCCAAACCCTTTCTTTATTTTTGGCCAACCCGCGTATTCTTAATGTTAATCAGGTATTTACTTCTTTTCCAAAAATTATCAATTACCAGGTAAACGCTGAGCCAGGCCAATCTACAAGAGCGGCAATTGTTGTTTACATTGCTGATGAGTATGAAACACGCCTAGCAATTGGCGGGGCAACTAATGGTTGGAAGCGTGTTGATTACACCGTAATTGTTCAAATTTTCTGCATTTCTTTTCATAGAGACGCAGAAGATGTTATGACTGATTTTGACACAATCGTTGATAACATCAAGGAGCGCTTGAGATCAGATCATAACTTTGGCGATCCAACAGGAAATCTTGTATGGCAAGGAGCAGAGCCAGTTATTCAGGCCCGCTATGGAGAACCTTCTACTGAAAAAGAAGGCGTTACAGAAATCTTTGCTGAGATACAATTTCCAGTAACACAGATGATCCAGGCATAAGGAGCATGATGAAGTACAAATACAATGGAACTGATGAACGCGTGTTCCCAGGTGTAAAGGTCACTGTTAAGCCTGGTGATGAGTTTGACGCGCCTGAAGGTTTTATTGCGGCAAATGTAGTACCTGCCGCGCCTAAACCTTCAACAGCAAAACCGACAGAACCAAAAGAAACAAAGCAAAAAGAAGAAGAAAAAATAACCATGTCTGCCGCGTCAGACCATAAATTAGGAGATGAATAATGTCTGTACAGCAATCCGTTCGCTCGTACTTAGGTATTGCTAAAGAGGCAACCCGCGGTACGGCAGTAGCACCAACCGATTTCATTCCAGTAATGAAAGATGCTCTCAAGCCAGTGGACATTGTTGATCCACTCTATGACACAGGTTTGCGTGGCTCAAATGTTCTTAACTACAACTACATTCCAGGGCGTACACGCTCAACCGTTGATTACGGCGGCGCTGTATTTGCTGACACTGTTGGCTATGCAATTGCTGGTGTTCTTGGTGAAGTAGCAACAACAGGCGCTTCAGCGCCTTTTGTACATGAAATTACACTTTTTAACAGCCTTGCTGTTGGTGGAGATGTACAACCAATCTCATACACACTTACAGATTTTTATGCTGTTGATGTTCGCTCATACCCAGGTTGCCAGTTTTCTGATTTCTCATTAAAGTTTAATGCTGACGGCATGCTTGAGTATGATGCTAAATCAACTGGTTTTGCATCAGAAGTTGTTGCAACACCATCTCCATCATTCTCAACAGTTCTTCCTACACCAGTGTGGCGCGGTACTGTTTCAGTTGGCGGAGCAACTCTTGCAACAGCCATGACTGGCAACATTGACATGAAACGCCCTGCA